TCATACTGAAACTTTATTGATGATAGTTTCAATCTTCATTTTCTTTTTATTCAGAAGTGCAAAAATATCAGCCCAAACCCCTGTTGGTATTTTTCTTTCATTTGTTAGCCAAAATCTTATTCTTCGCGCGTCTGATAAGCCTAGTTCTTTTGCAAGATTTGTTTGCCATTGATCGCCGTATAGTGCCTTTCCGCACTCGGCTAGTTCGTCTGCGCCATAGTTTTTAATATCATCCGTTAATTTTGCATAGTGATAATAACCCAACCAAAATGCGCCTTGCGCATCAAAATCCATTTTATCTTTCGGATCGGTTAAGTCACTAGGTATCTTATCCATTAAGCGCATGATTTCATCTTGCGAGCTTGATTTAATTATATCTCCACGTTGATTCATCAGCCCGATTCCTTTTGTTGGGAATCGGATGATCGTGTTTTGAATATTTACCGGCACATCAACGCCATAAACGCAGCGAACTAATTGCCCTATTGAATACATGATTTCTTTATAATTCATTTTTGATTCTCCTTAAAATAAAGCCTCTTTCGAGGCTTGTTATTATTTTTTTCCGCCATCAACCATCACGACTGCAAAGATTGTTTGTTTTGGAGTTGTACTTGTAAAGCGACTATATTTATCAATCCAAACCCAAGATTCTTGACGTCCAAAGAATGTATCAATAATTTTTTGTACGTGCGCAATTTGTTCTGAGGTTGCGCCTTGAGGGATTTCAATGTCACCAAGGATTTTAATGATATTATCAATAATATCATTAGCCCATTTGATTTGTTTTTCTGAACCGATTAATTGAGGTTTTGTGATTTGGATAGTTTGAGTTGTCATAATTGCCTCCTTTAGGCTTATTTCAGGCGCCCCCTGTGGGCTTCCTTTCTATGTCCTAATAATAGGACGATTTAAATTTAAATGCAAGCATTTTTTATAAATTTTTCAAAAAAAATAGCGGTCAATAGACCGCTTTGTTTAAATGTAAATATATTATTCAATAATCGGCGTAAGTTTACCTTTGATTGTTTCTGCTTGGTTTGCCTGCTGAGTAAATGTACTTGCTTGATCTGGCGGAGGTGAACCTCTGTGCGTGTGCGTTGCAATGGCGCTTGCGACTTCGCCCAATAGTTGAATGGTATCTTCTAGCAGTCTGAAAATATTTTGACCTTCTGACCCCATATAACTTAATGGCGCGACGATTTTATTTTTCTCGTTTGAAACGCGTTGCGCTAGTCCTACAATTTTTTCTTGCAGTGTTCCGCCTGTTCCTACGGTGCGATTGCTTGCCGTAGTGTCGTTGATACTGCCTAACACGCTGATAGTGTTATTCCCGCCAATAGTTTCCGTTTTATCGGAATCAATCGTCACATTTGACGTGCCGATTTGTTTTACTTCGCTGTCGGTTTCGATGTAGCGTTCAAAGGATTTATCTATAATCTTCTGATCAGTTTCTCTAATCTTATTGCCTGCTGCATCGGTGCGTTCATACACTTCGGGGCGTTGCTGTTTAAGTTGTTCGCCAGGTGCAACACTTGGTACTGTTTTTCCTTGTGCTAACATCGTGCGCACAAAAGGTTGATCGCTTCGCCCATAAGCAAAGCCCACTTCTACCATCGTTCCTACTTCAGGAAAAGCAAAATCTCCGCCTTGTGAACCTGTACTTGTTACAGGCAAAGGCACGGCTGGATAAACTGGCACAGTTTTATCCTCGTTTCCGTTTTCGTCCAGTAGTTGTAACTCAACGGCATACTTCGGACGAAATGGATCAGATATATCCCCGCCGCTTGAAGGGTCTGCAATGCCGACAACTTTCGCGTATTTCGGCAAGTGATACCCGCCCGCTAGTTCGGGGAATGTTTTTTCCATTTGTCGGCGTTCCGGGCTTTTTTGTTCTGGCTTACCGTCTTTACCTAGATTTTCCCACGACAGCACATAATCATCGCCATGCAATTCCACTTTCTGAATTTTATTGCCATTAATAATCGCACCTGGACGAATAGCTGCAGTAATAGGAATCGTCATATCATTACTACCACTGGTTAATGTCATGCCTTCGTCAAACTCAATGTTTTTACCCGCCCAGCGTGAATCTTTGTGCGAACCTACAAACAACGAACCATCTGGCGATTGTTGCCACATATAATCGGCGATTTGATATTGTCGCCCAATATTCGCTAAAAGCTGATAACCGCTGCCGTTATGTGTGAAAAGTGAAATTGGTGTATCGGCATAATCCGCTTGTGGCACTTTCACTGGTATTTTAGTTTGGCTGGTAATCCATGCGCACAAATCGCGCAACGTAATATGACGATGCGAACAATTTAAAGGCTTTTCAAACACGGCCACTTTTTCGCGAATGAATAATTTTTTATAGCCGTTTTCTGCGCCTTGTTCACGTTCCACAATGCCATCGAACCATTTGTAATAGTGATCATATTCGCCCATTTCAAATACCGCACTTTTGCCAATGCAGTCTTTATCTGTGCGAACTGTTACAAATCCGCGCCCTGTATTATTAAGCTCAAGAATAATTTGTTCGTCTGAAAGCTCTAATTCTTCACCGTCAATAATGCACGTTTTGATTATTTTCATCCGTCAATTTCCCCTAATTCCTTGTCAATCTTGCCCCAAAACGAATCGTCTTGCTTAGTTTGAGATTGTTCAGATTTACCGCCTTTTTCAACCGCACTTTGATTTCCGCCTTGAGCATTTGAGCTTTTCGCCGCTGGTGCTTTTTCCCCTTGTGCTTTGGCTTTTGGTTTTTGCTTACGTTGGTCTTTTTTCTCGGCTACAGAATTCACTTCACGTAAAGTAAACGATATGGACCACCCTAACTGCCCACTCTGTTCTGCTGCCGTCACTTCACCACTAAATTGCACCTCGCGCATGTTGACTGCCTCAGCAATCGTGCAAGATACTCGATATTTAGACTGTTCACCTTTCCCGTCTTCAGACTCGGCAAGATTAAATAAATCTGTTAACCACTCTCTACGAGCATATGGAATAAATCCGGTAACGTTTAATTCTTTGGCCTTTACGCCTTTATCGGATTTTTTTGTACTGGATTTTTGACCGCTCATGTCTTTTTCTTCGCGTTTGACTGAAACCGACATTAAAATATTGTTTAAATAAATTGGCGTGCCATTTAGTGCAAGTTGTACACTGGGATTACGTTTCGGCATTTTGCAACATTCCTCTAATATTTGTTAAATCTGTGCCAATAAACATCACACAAGCAGTAAACACATTACCCGCTGTCGGCACATTCAATTTGATTTTTGTTTCCGCCACTTCGAGATAATCCGAAACAGAAAACGCATACACATTCGCCGATGTGTTCAGCATTTCCTCTACTTTTTCGTTATTCGCTTTGTCGCGTTCTTTTTTCGCAGCCTTTAATGCCTCAATCATTGCCATCGGGTCTTTTGTTTGCGCAGCGACTGCAGCCGATGTGGCATTGCGCAAAATGCTTTGCATCGTGCGGGCTGAACCTGGTGTAATGTCTGCGCTATTAGAAAATGATGGATTCGCCATAGTGGGCGTTTTAATCATTTTAGTTTCTTGCAAATTTTTGCTTGATTTGGCATAGTCCAACGCCTGTTTAAATGTCGGCTCTGGTAACAATTCGCGCACGTTTTCTAAGTCAGCAATAAACTGATCAATGTTGCTATTTGTCACCATAATGGCGATTACATCTTGCGTGCCTTTTGGGCGATTCGGATCGGCATAATCAACCAATTTTGCGGCAATGGCTTTCACCGCATTTTCTGGTGATAAATAATGATTGGATTTTTCTTTGATACCGTGCGACCAATTATGCACGCCCAATTTTGTGCCACTTACAGATAACGAAAAAGGGGAAATAATCCCCTTTTGTGCGTTTTGTAATGTTGTTTTTGCCTGTGGGGATAATTTTAGTTTTTGTTTTTGCCACATGTTAAAAACACCTATTAATTTGTTTTAAAGTCGTCCGGATATTGCTTGCGATTTAATTCGCTATGGTATGCTGTTTCGCAATGCATTGGGTCACGGAATAATCCATTGATCACCTTGTAAAGCACTAACCAGCGCTTTTTAGGTTTGCTTTGCGTCAACACTGCTCGGCGATAAGTACGGCTTGATAAAGTTTCATCTGCCGCACCGCCAGTAAGAGCATTAAAAAACTGATCTGCAGCGATTAAAACGTGATAGCCCCATGTTTTTAAATTTTTTGCCATTTGTTAATATCCTCTTCGATTTTATCTAGATCTTCCATTGTTTGAGCCTTTTCAATGTGGGTTTCAAACCCTTGCTTAATGGCAAACAATTTCCCCATGATGATTGCAAACAAATCCGCTTTTTCAATTACTTTCTTTTTCAGATCATCGACTGATTTTAAGTCATCACGCCCTTCAAAAATTTCAGTAAGTAACATCAACGGCAATTCGTTTCGCGCCTCACGTTCTTGTCGGTAAAAACTATCAATTTCCGCTTGCGAATAGCCTGCAAGATATTGTGCCTTAAAATTATCAGTTTTATTGGCAATTGTTGTCATTAAAATAGATTTTCGCTTATTTAAATACTCATTTTTTTTATTTTCTGAAATTTCGAATTTTTTTGTTTTATCATTAAAAAAATGAAATTCACTCGGAGCTTTTCCTGAGCATTTTATTTGTCCATTTTCGACCCAAACACAACCGCCATTTGTAATACTCAATGAAATAGCATTAATATCATCTTGTGTAGCGACATCGAACCAACCATCTTCTTTTGTAGTTGGATCTCTAAATGATAATAATTCTGGGTTAAATTGTTTTAACATATATTTCCTAAACGTTTTTATGACCAATAACTAATACTGACACTGCAGTATCTCCTCTACCGCCAACTCTAACACGGTTATTACCGACAGGATAATTGCTATTGACTGATATTTTGCCTACCCCTCTATCTGTTGCCCACACGCCAAAATGACCATCATAAATTTCAGGCAAAATAAGCTCCTTATCTCCTGTGGCATACATTACAGTAATCATTAAATTAAGATGTCTAATCTTGTAAACTGTGGTCCCGTTGTAATGATTTGGATACCAGGTATGAATAAAGTCAGATCGTTTCATGAAGTAATCATGCAGCCAGCCGAATGCCTTGCTCCACAGGTTACCAGATGATGTAATCGTAAATACATTTTGTCGGCTGTCTATATTCCAATCCGCCCCCTCTGGCGTGTTGAGAAATTCGATTTGAGTAGAATTCTTACCTGCGTCTCTCATCCACATTGATGCGCGAGGGATATTGTCTGTTTGATAAAAATCAACAAACACACTTGTATTTTGACCGCCAGCTTTATTTTTAAGCATAAGCCCATTGGCAAAACCGCCAGATAGACTACCTGTAATGGCAAGACTTCCAATCATCGTATCGCCCCATTTAGATACTCGACCATTCGCATTATTATTTGCTTCATTTGCCGATGATTGCGCATTATTAGCTCTATTTATGCCATCATTTGCACTACTCTGGGCGTTGTCTGCAGCAGTTTTTGCTTCTACGCCTTTATCGTAAGCCGTCTTAACCGCCGCACTGGTTGCGACGGTTTCTGCGCTATTGCTATTTACTGCAGAGGATTTTTTGCTGTTTGGAATGTAATTACCTAAATTGCGCGTAATTGCATCAATTAATGCTTTTAAGCCTTTAATTGCTTTCGGCGTTGCAGCCATATCTTCGGCATCTGAATCATAGCCTGAGAACAATTTTACAATGCCACGCTTAACAAGACTTGCAATAGGTAACTTGTGCGTATGTCCGAGTTTGTCTTTGGTGTTTTCGGTTGTGTCGTCCAGTGTTAGAGGATTCATTCCTAAAAACGGTGAAAACAAGCGACGGTCGGTTACGTTGCCTTGGCTGTCAATGTCGGCAAGGATTTGCACATAATGCTGGCGATTTGCGGTATCCACATAATCTGCTTTTGATTGCGTGAGATACTTAATTTCGGTTTGGTATTCGCCCGTTACGGTGCAATGATGCACAACATCGGCATAAACTGAGCACGGTAGATTGTTTACGGTGAGGTTATAAAGTGCGGTTAAATCCATACGCACCCCTTCAACATAAGCTACACCTGGTTGAATAGTAAATTGATTACCTGTTTTACGTTTAACCAGGAAACCATCATCGAAGAATACCGCTCTACCATATAAATCACGATTGGTTAAACGGATTTTCTCATCAAGCCCGTGTAAACGCACCGTAAAATCAATTTGCCATGTATTAGCATTAACATTAATCCCAGTTAATGCTTTTGCACCTGAAAATTCTAAAAGGATATTTCGGGTAATACTGTTACCTTGTACAGCATTTTTATTACGAATTTTCTTTACTGGCGCAGTTTGCACAGCAACAGCAAGCATATTTTTTGATTTATTGATCAAGCCGATGAAATTGAAATCAAAATCGCCCACTTCCGTACCAATCGTCACCGAATACACCACGGCATTTTCGTTTATCACACCACTTTGTGATACGGATTGTCGGTGTACAATTTGTGCCGATGTCGGCATAGTGAGATATTGATCAAGATTGTTTTCATTTAAACCCGGAATATTGGCGAAAATAAATTCATCAAACTGCACCGTACCACGTGCAACGGTTTGTTCTGCGACGTAGCGTTCGAATTGTGGCGTAATTAAACTAGCCATAAATAAACCTCTTATTATTGTTGTTATTATCAGTTTACTTTCACATAAAAACTTTGATAATCGTGATTAAATTCGCCGTGGTGAATCGTCACACTTTCTTTTGTAATCACTTCAAAGGTATAACGCCGACAAGTGCGACCGTATTTTCGGATGATTAGATTCAATAATTCCGTTTTCTTGGCTAGCTGAGAATCGCTCAAGCGAATTTTGATTACATCCCAGTTTTCCACGTCGAACCGTTCTTCAATTTCTACATAGCCTATGCCTAAACGTTCGAAAATACGGATAAAGCCTGCTTTACTGCCCGCATCTTTTGCATTTAAAAAGGCATATTTCACACGCTTGCGGAATAATTCTAACGGCTCGCCCTCAAATCGTTCTACGTCGCGTTGATAGGCGATCAAATTTAAAATGCGTTCACTGCAGTGTTCTTCGTCTAAAATATTGAACGGAAATTTGACCGCACTTAAAACGTAATCCCACCATTTACCGAATAGCACAGCGATTTTGTTAAGTTCTCCTTTATCCATCCAGAAGGGCAATTTTATTTTCATTTTCGCCCCTTACTTTTGCACAGTGACAGATAACTGCTGAATACGCGGAATAGATAAATCGCTTTGAATATCGCTTTGCCCCCATACGATAGATGCAATTTCGCTGATGTTGTCGTGGATTTCTTCGCCCAATTTCGACCAGCTAAAACGGCTAAAAGGGTACGTCCTTGTTACGTCATAATTATTATTTTCGCGGAATGCGCAGCGGATCATATTTTCCACTTGTTGTACGATTTCTTGTTTACGCACGTCGCCGACAAAAATGGACGGCTGAAAGTAAATGGCGCACGTTAAATTGTGTTTTGTTTCGGGCATAGCGTAGCAAATCAAATCATCACCGTGGCCGTGGAAGCCCTCATCACGCACATGGCGATTGACTTTATCAATAAACGGCTGACTGGTTACGCCTGTGTCTAATAACAAATAAGCGTTTGCTGTACCTGGACCACGTGGCGCATCGTGTTTAAAATAAATTCTGTCCACCGATAAAGCGGCAACTTTCGCAATCATGCCTTTGTAAACACTGTCAATGTGATGTTGGCCAACGCTGGAAAACTGAGTTCGATAGCGTTCGCGCAACTCGTCATTCGTTTCACGATCTGCACCTGGTGAGGTGAGCCAATCTTCTAAATTTTCTACTGCACTTACCCCTGCGATAGATTCTGGCAAAATACGGTAATAACCTGCCGCTAAATTGTAATTTGCGCCAGCCTGCTCTGCGATTACTGGCACAGGCGCGCGCAACACACCTTTAGGAATGATGGTGTCTTGCGTGACAATCAAACGGAAGATCACATCATTAATACGCTCTGTCTGGATCACTGTGCCCGCTTTAATGGTGAGATCGGTTACATCGCTTTCTTTTGTAAAATGCACGACGCCTTCTGCTTTTGTTGCTGCTTTAAAATCTAAGCCCACTGCCCAGGCTTGAATTTGTAACCAACTATCTTTTGCTGTTTTTACAAATAAATTCGGCAGAATTTCAGCAATTAAATGATCTGTCAGCCACTTCACAGGCTTAACCGCAATAGCTGTGATTAATCGCCAGAATGGGCTCATTCGGCTTGTGTTAGTAATCAATCCTTCTTCTGCAGTTAAGCGTTCAAATTCTTGTCGGATTTGTGTTTCTTCTGTGGGTAAGCCGCTTTCCGCTAACATTTGTTTAAAATTTTCACTCATTTAAACGTAACTCCAATTCATCAAGTCGCCCAAATTCATAAGTTTCAGCTGTAATAAATAACTGGCCTAAACGTTCTTCGATAATGGAAACGGTACCAGGAATCAAGCGCACATCTTCTTCAACCAATAACACCATTTGCAAAATAATATCGCGACGAAAAATGCGAGAACGTTCCGCGATAAGTTGTGTCGCCAATCCACTTTCTAAAATGGCATGCTTGATGTCTTGCGCGATTGAAATTCGGTTATCACAAATTAGTGGTTGATTGCCGCTATCTAGCGTGATGTCTTCACCGGTAATTAATAAATCAAGGTAAAGTTTTTCCATTTATCACCCCGCGGCCAACTGTTCGCGATTGCGCATTTCTTGCCATACTTTGTTTCCATCGTTGCTGTTGATGGTGACACCGCCGTAATTAATCGTTTTAGTGGTTTGTTGGTTTTGTGTAATGGCTTTGCTGATCGAACCGCTTGGCATTTTGGTGAATTGCGGTTGTGTTTGCTCGCTCAATTCAAATTTTGGCGAGGTGGTATTTAATGCGCCAAGCTGATTTTGCATTTGCAATGCTTGCGTACCGATAGATGCCCCCACGGCTGTCGCACTGCTTTGCATTGGTAAAGCGCCATCTTCCCATTTGGGGATCAGCGGGATATTAATGCCTGGCAATGAATTGGCTTTTTCAATGATAAAATTGATAACCGAAGTGAATGCATTGACGATACCTTTAAACGCATTTGAAAAGATATTGCCTAAAGCAGTAGCAATATTAGAAAAACTTTCAATTGGTTTGTTACTGTCCCAAAGCGAGGTTATCGCATTCCACCCTTCAATTATGGCACCAATAGAAATAGCAAACACATCTGCCATAAACCCGAATGAACGTGCGACTAATTCCACTGCATTAAGCACAATATTAAATACGGCACCTAACGCATAGCCCATATCTACGCCGAATTGTTGGAAACTATATGCCGAATCGGATGCACTACCGAATAAGCCAATAATTCGCCCGATGGTTGAGCCGATGCGTTGCAATGCACTCCATACAATCGCAAAGGCAGAAAACAACGGCGCGAAAGATACCCCAGCCATTTTGAATCCTTCGATGAAGCCAGCTATAAATGCCATAAATTGAGAATGGAATTTATAAATTACAATACCTAACCCAATCACGGCACCTACGACTAACATAACTGGGCTGACTAAGAAAGAAAATGCCACACCGATTGCCGAAACAATACCACTCATCAGAGTAAGTGCTGCCGTTAGTCCTGTAAATCCAATCAATGCACCCACGGCATAGCCAATCCAACGCGCAATATTCTTATAAGCCCTTAACCAATTTGTGAACTCTTGCCCCATGTCAGCAATGCGATTCATCACAGGCTCAAGTTTTGCAAGGATCTGTGTGCCAATGGCGATTTTGATATTTTGGAAAATGGCAGTAAATCGCATCCATGAGTCCGTTACTGTTTTTGATATTGCCATTGCATCATCAAGGGTTTTCATTTTGTCGATTTCAGCAATATCCGCTTTAAGTGTATCAATCTTCGGTAAAAGATTATTAATCACTTGCGCAGCCTCTTTAGTACCAAAGGCTTTTTGTAGTTCGTAAAGATTTTCTGAATTCAACTCTCCATATTTGCCTTTGATTTTTTCCAAAATATCAATCATCGGCAACATTTTGCCTTGTGAATCAAGGAACGATAAGCCCAATTTTGATTGTGCTTTTACCGCGCCACTTAAAAAGGCCGCGTATTTTGTACCGGCTAACCCGCCTTCAAATACATTTTGCAAGTTACCAATAACGGCAAATTGTTCAGCAGTTTTAATGCCGTGGTCTTTCGCAGACGAGCCCAAATTAGTGTAAGCCTGCATTAAGGATTCGCCCGATGATTTGAATTTATTTGCGGTAACGGTGGCTTGTGCTGAAATTTGCTCAACCCACTTTTCTTTACCAATTTTTGCCGCCTCGTCACCAAAAATACCGTATAACTGGGAAATATAAGAACCCATGGCTTTTACGTCTGAACCAGTGGCTTTGGCAAGAATGTTTGAGCTTTTAGAAAAGGCGACGAGTTCACTATCGGTTAAACCGTCAATGGCACGCGCAATTTCATTCGTAGAACTCACCACATCAGTCGCCGCACCGCCATAGGTTGCGGAAAAATCAAGGGCAAAATCGGTGATTTTGTCTAATCCAGCTTGTTCGCGCCCAGTGGCTTTAACTTCATTCAACGCACGCGTAAAATCAATGGCGGGATCTAGGGCGTTTTTCATCGCTGCACCCGTGGCAATGACACCTGCAGCGCCTAAACCAATTCGGCGCATGGCATCTTCACCGCGTTTGCCTAAATCATCAATGGTTTTCATCACGCCTTTAAGTGGTGCGGAAAGCTGATCATTTAAGCTGATGATGTACTCAAGCCCCTGAATTGCCATTGTCTAATCCTAAAATACCTTGGCTATACCGCTTGCCACGGCATTTGCCTGTTGTTCGAAATACTGTTTATGTAACCACATTGCGCGCGCTAGATTGTAGTCGCTGTTATCTGCGTGTGGTAAATAGTGCATTCGTAGCGCAATAGCTTGCGATAAGCCATTGCGCTCTATGCTATCCACACGCGAGGCTAGTTTTTTACCGTAATATTAATTTTAGGTACTAATACCTCATTCACTTTTCCCGCAAGTAAACCTGCAAGACCCGGTACATTAATTATTGCTAATAAATCTTCTTTTTGCTCACGCGCTACAATCGCAAGTAGATAATCTTTGATTGGGGTCACCTTATTGTCAGTCGTAATGTCATTCATCATTTGATCATATGCGCTGTTGTCTCGGAGAAAAGTGAACTCAACCCCTTCAACATCGACTTTGACCGAATCTTTAAGATTGCCAGTAAGTTTATCTAACAAAGTTTGTGCGTTTGTTTTTTCCATTTTTAGTTTCCCTTTTGGTTTCTGTTTTGGTTATTAAAATCTTTAATACACTTGTCCATCGCCGTGTAAGCCGTGGTACAGGTTTCAATACGATCTAATGCCTGATTCAGCCCGTCAGCTAAATCGCCATTAGTTTTAATATTTACGCTTAACGGTCTACATTCGGTTGTTTGTGGGCAAATTAGCTGTAAATTATTTACTTGTGGCTCTTTCGTTGAGCACGCCAGCAACATCATCAGGCACGCGGCCATAAGTCCAAATTTTATTTTCTGCATTGTTTAGCACGTCCTTTAGTTGTTGCCGGCGTTGTTCGGCTTTTTTGTTAGCTTGATTGAGTTGCTCGGTCAATTCCGCATTTTGCGTTTCATACCGTTGCAACATCGCTTTGTTTTGTTCAATGGTTTGTTCGCTTTGTTTTAACAAAAGTGCGGTCGATTCTGCTTGTTTTTTGTAGTGCAGAGTTGAGCCAATACAGCCCACAAAAACGATCAAAAACGCACCGATTACCAAGAATTTAAAATTCATTATTCCCCCAGACAAATTGCCTTTTCTTTTGTGCGGCGCATTTGTAATCCTTTTAATACTCGACCGCCCGATTTATTGAAATCAGAAATGTGATTGCACATTAATGTCCAGTCTTGCGCTTTTGCTGCACGATAAATCGTTGTAGGCAATGTCATGCCGTGTTTTTTACTGTAATAGCGCTTGATATTGCCACAGCCTAAATTAAAGGCTAAAGACACCATGGCATCATATTGCCCTTGATTCATTTCTCTGCCGTTAAAATCGGCGTTGATACAATTTTCTGCCTCTTTAATGTTGCGACGTAAATCGGCGGCCACTTCGTCAATGGTCAAAACTTTACTTTTATCTACGTTGTGGGTATTGCCTACGCCATTAGTCCATACATCGGCAGGGCATTTATATGGATTGCGCACACAGCCTTCTAGATTCACAATCATGTAAACTGCTTGTGGGCTGACTTTGTTTTGCAATTCTGCTGGCAAATCTTTTTGTTGAGCAAAAAAAGCAGTCGCAACAGCCGCCGCAGAACATAAAATCATTGCACCAAATTTTTTACTCATCACTAATTCCTAATTTTTTCGCCTCAATTTTCGCCACCAACATTTTGTAGGCTAATTCATCTTTACGTGCTTGCACGTCTTCTTTGTATTTTCGGTAGGCAATCCATACTGATGCCGCACCAAATAAAATACCGAATATTGCCGCCCACTCATTCAATGTAATTCCTGATACAAAAGCAACGATAGATGCAACAAAAGGCTGAGTACTATCCATTCTGTTATTCATAATAAAAATCACCTTAAAGCATTTAGGAAACTGACCGCACTTGCTTTTTTATAATTGTTGTACGTCAGAACGGCCAGCACCTAAATTCGGTTAACCGATAAGATCACGTGTATCTTCGTCAGATAAATAAGGCACACCATTAATGCGCACGAAATCTGGGCTTGTGACAAAATATTTCAATTTTTTTGTGCTTTTCGCACCGCCTTTGGGGTCGATGTTTAGCACGTCAGTTAAAATAATTTTGTTACCGTATGTTTCCACTTTGTCGCGCACACCGCCTCGCATCGCAAAGAAGGTAAAATCTACTTCCGGCAAGCTGCGATAACTGCCTGCACTAGCTGCCGCTTGTGATAATTTTTGAAAGTTTTTTGAATCAAGCTCAATTTCACCTTCTGCAGCTACATCACCGCTTACCCAACCATCAGGAATACCACGGGTTAAAGCCACAGCACTATTATCACTAATGGATAGATTCACTGATTCTACATGGATCGGAAAGCCCATCATGTAGAAATCAAAACTCATTCCGCTAATTCGTTCCATTTATTAATCTCCCAATGTTTCTAAATCCAAGAAAATGTTTGCCGTAATATCTTTCGGACAATCGTAAGGGCGTACTTTAATGTAAAGCGTTACCTTGGTTTTGCTGTGCCATACAATCGTAATGGCACCATCTTTTGGCGGCATACATTCACCTGGAAAATCTTTGCCGTTGATTGTTGCGGATTTACTCATATCGCGCATTGGTTTGGCAAAATAGCCTTGGTGATACGCGGTACTTGAGGTTGTGGAGTTAAAAGAGCGGTCAGCAATTTTCGCGATAGCCAATAAACGTACTTTACGCGCGACTTTATCCACTACTCGGACGTTTTCGATCACTTGATAATCGCCGCCTTCCACGTCTAATGTGCGCCCGTCCGCCCAGTAATAACCGTCATAATCGGGATACCACATCGGCACAGAATAACGTGCAGTTTCAAGTGATTTTAAATGCGCAAGGGTAAGCTCATTGCCATCTTTGTCTAACGGTTTTTCGGCACTGCCTAGACTCACTAACGCACCTGTTTGTACCCGTGCAGGGCTATCTGCCACCGTCACGGCACGATTTGCCAAACGTCCTGCCAATACGCCCGCCTCATTGCCGAATAATAAAGGCACAAGGCAAACGTGATCGGCGACAATGGTTTGTTGCAAAGTGGTAAGTTTCTGCACATATTGATCCCATGTTTCACCATCAGATTGATCATGATTAATACCTTGTACAGCCTGGATGAAGAAAGTACGACGACCAAATTTAGCAAGTAGTTCTGCGTAGCATTCTTGCAATTTACCAATACTTGCTTTATCTACGCCTAAATATCTGGTATTGACACAATATTCAAAAGAGGCGGTTTGATTGGCTTTTTTCACACATTCGACAAAGTCATAGCCGTCTTCTTGTGCAATATAAACATGCGCAAACCAGTTTTGCCCCGCATTAAGCATTGCCGCACGCACTTGTTTTTTTAAGTCTGTATCGGTTTCGCCAAATACTTTGTCAAAATCGGAATCAGGCGTTAATGCCAATAACTTTCCTGGATTAACGGTGCCTACGCCGACAAACAAAGCGTGGCGTTCGATTTCTTTAGTTTCGCCACTTAACTGATTAAGAGCGTTGATTTGTACAGATGGGAACATTCGTTATTGTCCTCTTATTGTTGTTTTTGAGTATATTTTTGAATTTCCGCCAAAATAATCTTGGCGTTTTCTTCTTCACGTGTATCCAAGAATGGGCGTTTTTCCGTTGGAATTATCCATTGCGTTAAATGTCGGCTCGGATTCATACCGTTCTTTTCTTCCAGTTTACGTATAATCAAACTGGCTTTCGCACGTGATAAGGTGCTGCGGATTTCGCTTAATGTCGGCTTGCGGCGTTTCGCTTTGCCGTTTTTTGTTTTACCGTTTGCCACGGTATAACCTAAATCTTTTAATTTCTTTGCTTGGCGCAAGGTGCAAGGGTCTGACCCAATGCCACCTTTATTTTTGCCGGGGAACTCCGTTTTTTTAAATAAGTGCGGAATTCCTTCTTGGTGTTCTTGCGCAATTTCGCCCGTTCGTTTTTGCTTATAAAACAATGCGCCTTGCGCTTTTTCGGCTTTGCTGTTGGCTAACTTTGCAATTCGGCGTAGCATTTTTGCCGTGCCGTTTTTACGCTTTTTCCAACTTCCGCCCATTGGGTTTCGTTGATTCGCCGCGCTTTTTACCGCTTGGCGTTTAATCATTTGCAAAGAGCGGATTAAAATTTCACGTTTTTTCTTATCGGGTAAACTGATGATTTCAAGATCTTTCAGAAACTTCTTTAAGTCCTCTTTATCAATCCCCATTCGGATGTTCATGTTCAACCCTTACGACAACGTCAATTTCTTCGGCCGTGAAAACTTCAATTTCATCTAAACGATAATTCACACCATCAATTTTTAATTCTCCTTCGCTATCTTCCATTGCCGTGAGTGGCTCACGGAAAGCAATGGTAAAGATTAAATCTGCCGTGTTATCGTCGATAATGTCTAAATCAAAAGGGATTTCGCCATCATCTAACACATCGCGCATTTGATCGTTTTCGTTTACCCACACTTGGATAAAAGCCATTAAATAAGCCGGTGAAATTTCATTGAACGGCAACGCCTCAAAGTGAAATACACCGTTGTAAGAAAGATGACACACTTCTATGCCGTTTTCGGTCACTTGTCGCCCTTCGTTCAACAATTTTCCGTCTTCAATCCAGCTGTAAAAATTCCCGTGATAGCGTTTCGGCAATTTTGTGAGCAAAAAATCAGTGAGTTGCTGATACAGCATTTTCTTTACAGTAGCCACACGGAACCCCGTTTTTTACCTTTTAATGTGCGAATAGCATGAGTTGCCTCGGCTAATAGGCTTTTTTGTTCGGCCACATATTCGCGATTTTGGTGAATTTCTCGCCCCGAAAGCGTATTAAATTCTGGTAACAACTCCGCTTTTGCTCTGGCGAATACTGCCTTCTTGTAAAGGCTTTCTGCGTAATTTTCGCCGTCAATACGTTGCGCTGAAATTTCTTGCACAGAATTGATTTTGCTTTTGCGGTAGTTTTCTTCCACTTCTGCTAAATCAATGTTAATCCCTTGCATAGCAGCAATTAGTACCGCCTTCACCATTTCAACGGGGATCTGTAATGGAATTGCCCGTTGTTTTTGAAATTCATCAATAGTGATGTCACACCAGAATCCGCTATTTGTGATCGTAGTGTCATCGTAATCTTGTGTTCTGCCGTTAAACATTGCCTTCCTCGTTATTTTGGAGTGGGCGGGCGGTGAGTTTTTCAATAACAAGATCAAAATCAATTTGCTGTTTTTCCAAACTCATGCCCGCCACTTGGGGAAGACTGTTCGGGTCGTAATCGCCCGATTTTGCTAACGCGTTTAAACGCATCATGCAACGCTCAATCATATTTTTCACACCCGCTTTCTGATTGAGTTGGAAAGCGCGGTTACACAATTGGATAGCCAGCACAAGCGTTTCGGCATCATCAATGCCACTGGCTTGTACTTTGCCTTGAGGACTGCGTAAAAGCAGTGCCGCCGCTAATTTTAGCCACTTCGCTGTGACAATTTCGTGCAATTTCCACTGGGTCGCCACGTTTTTAAAAGTTTGTGAAAAATATGGCTCCACGGATTGACCAGCTGCGGCGGTTTTATCTGTCCAGTTGTAAATTTGGTCTGCGACAAAATTTGGCAATGTGGTTTGCCACCCTTGCGGCATAGATTGATTTTGCTTAATTGCTTTTTCAGCCAATGACAAGGCTCGGTCAAAATCAGCAATGTCAAACAAATACACAATGCAATAAACCAAGTAATCATTCTGATAAATTGCCCCTTTATCTAAATATGCACTCACAAACGGCAACCACTTTGGCAAAAATCGGTTGCGTTTATAGTCTAATTTTTCGGCACGTGTCGGGAATGCGCGTACTGCGTTCACATCATTTTGTAAGGCGATTTCAAGCACAGCATAATCATTACCATGAGTCGCAACCGCACCTTGTTGTGTGTTGTTCTCTGATACTTGATTAATGTCTGCTAGTGCCTGCATTTGACGTTGAAAATCTCGCATTCCCATTTTTGGTTAGTTCCTATTCTTCACCATTTAATTTAACTTTGGTATGGTCGATAGCGGTCATTAAACCTAAATCTTCCACAACATAGCCTTCTTGACGATAATAAGATGTCACCACACCTTTTTTATCTTCATCGTTACGTAAAGAACGACGTACACTTTCAGCTTCAGTGTACACACTTAAGTTTTTAAGCGTTGTCACAGCTGCAGCGCGTGCAGGGAAGTTTGGTGGGGTAATGGCATTCATGCCACCGAATGAACCCATTAAGTTATGTGAACCTAATGCGGCTTTTTCGGTAGGGGTTAAACCATGTTTTTTCTGAATGAGTTTAGTTTCTTTGCTAACTAAATCAGCACCAACAAGGAAGACTAAATCATTTCGGTTTTGATGACGGAAATCTAAGCCTTGTTTTAAGTCAAAGGCTAAATCATCAAGATTCGCGTAATCGGCGTTATCACCAAAAATGGTAATTTTGCCTGATGATTTTGTAGATTCGGTCATGAAGTTGGCCGCACGTTGTTCTTGTAAAAGTTTCAACCAGCCTTTATTCACATCAGACAAATCTGTTTGAGTTGTATTATCTGCTACGCTTTGACCGTTCCAGCCAATTTGCAAGATGTCTAATGCAACTTGGTTTTGGAAATATTCGCTATAAAGTTCCACAAGGCGATCTTTGAAAATAGCGAAGGAATCGAATAATGCCCATGGCACAATAATGCCACTGTCCGTTTCTGCTAATTCATAGCCATTTTGAGTATGATCAAGATTAGCCAAATTACGGCCAGTTTGTTTACGACCAGTAACGCCTTTTTCTGTTGCACCAAATAATTTTTGACCCTTCGTATGTGCTACTTGAATCATATTAATTTGTTTCAAGAAATCGGAACGCTGTTGAATATTTTCGCCTAACAATGCTGCTTCAGGTGCTTTAAGTGCAAAACTTTCGCCACGTAACACTGAATCAATAGGTTGATTAAAGTGTTTCGCTAATGCTGCCGCTAGGGCGTAATATGCTTGTTTATTCATTGTTTAGAATCCTTTTGATAAGTCGATGTTGTAGCCGTTTACGCTATATACATTTTCGTTTTCAACGGTTGGCACGCCATTTGGCACAATGGTTTGTTCTTGGCTTAATTCGTTGAATTTTTTATCCAACGCCTGAACCGTTGTTAAAAGTTGATTGAACTGTTCCGCAGTTACGCCTTGCGGTTGTTCATCTTTCTTTTCTGTTGGCTCTGGCTTGGTTTCCACTTTAGCTGAAAAATGGCTGTCAATTTTGGTGCCTAAACCATTCATCGCATCAATTAATTGCTTGAACTGTTTATCGTTCATTGCATCGTCCTCTTTATTATTGTTGTTATTGGGAGTTGGTTGTTCTTCCGGTTGTTCGGAAGATGAAAAGAATTGTTTGATCGCGTTGAAAAAACTACGTGTCATTTTTTCTTCTTCATTTTCTTTTGCAGAAAAATTCACTTTGACGAACTCGCCAAAAATCATGTCTTTTTGCTCTGCGCTAAAGAATTTCAATTCTGTTGTACCGACAGATGCTGGGGAATCGGTGACACCTAAACCCGATAAATAAGCCTTGCCGCTGTTGCGGAAATTCGGGGTAATTTCAATGCTGGTGAATAAATACTGACCCGCTCTGTTGTATTCGATTAATTCTTGGTTTGGCGCGATGATGGCAAAAAGTTGTGTTTCGCCTTTTTCATTTTCTTCTGCTTTCAGTTCGATCACTTGCCCCATATTGAACCAACGGCGATGTTCTGGCCATAAATTCGCGGTGTAGTGTTCTGGATCGTATGTTTCCGCCATTTCGTGCAATTCTTGGGCGGTGATTTGGCGACCGTCCACGGTGTAGCCCGATGTGGCGATACAAATAAAATCAGTTTTGAGTTTAGATTTGTTCATTTTAAAAATGCCTATGTTTCGCTTTGTTTGCGTAAGTGCCGCCATTTTTGCCGATCTTTTTTGCAAAATCACGGGGCGAAATTCGGATATATTCGGATATAGATCAATAACTGCGCGTATCCGAACAGATCCAATTTTTGCCATTAAAATTTTGCTGTTTTTGTTGCCACAATACGCCCAACACAACAACAGCAAGATAAAAGATGACGGAATCTAAGCTAAGAAAAAGAAAAACAAAACGCTACGATGACGAAGTGATTTATGCGGCAAAGTTTTTATATTTAAAAAAATACACGCCGAAAGAGATCGCTGAAGAATTAGGTTTAAATAGCACACGCCCGATTTACTATTGGGCGGAAAAATACAATTGGCGCAATTTAATCAGCGAAAGCGGGATTGAAGAATTGATCGCGCTACGCATTATCACGCTGACAGAACGGGAAAATAAAAGCGATCAGGAAATAAAAGAACTAGAAGCCCTGATCGATAAAGATATTCAGTACAAAAAGCAACGTGCAGCAACGGTAGCTAAAGTGACGGCAAAAAGTGCGGTCAATTCTAATGATGTTTCTAGCGGTGAACGCGCCTTTGCCGACAGCGGTGACGGTGACGAACGTAAGAAGAAAAAGCGGGTGAAGAATGATATTTCCCACGTTACGCCCGAAATGTGCCAGCCGTTTATTGATTCTTTGTTTAATTATCAAAAACACATCCGCGCCAACAAGCACCACGATGTGCGCAATATTCTGAAATCGCGCCAAATTGGGGCAACCTATTATTTTAGTTTTGAGGCGTTGGAAGATGCTATTTTCAGCGGTGACAATCAAATATTCTTATCAGCTAGTAAGCGACAAGCAGAAATCTTTAAAAACTACATTGTGAAGATGGCGCGGGAATATTTCGGCGTTGAGCTGACCGGCAACCCCATTATTTTAAGCAATGGCGCAGAGTTGCATTTTTTATCGACCAACAAAAACACGTCACAGGGTAATAGTGGCCATGTGTACGGTGACGAATACGCATGGATTCGTGACTTTCAGCGATTCAATGATGTGGCATCGGCCATGGCAACGCATGCAAGATGGCGTGAAACCTATTTCAGTACGCCGTCTTCAAAATTCCACGAATCCTATTCATTTTGGAGTGGTGACAACTGGCGCGATGGTGATCCAAAACGCAAAAATATTCCATTTCCGACTTTTGCGGAATTGCGCGACGGCGGACGACTTTGCCCCGATGGTCAGTGGCGTTATGTGGTAACGATTGAAGATGCGCTAAAAGGCGGTGCTGATACGTTATTTAATATTGAAAAACTGAAGCAGCGCTATAGCAAATACGCGTTTAATCAGCTTTATATGTGCGTTTGGATTGATGATGCGGATTCGATTTTTACTGTTCATCAACTTTTAAAATGTGGTGTAGATATTACTAAATGGAAAGACTTTAACCCGAAATCGGATCGTCCTTTTGGTGATCGTGAAGTCTGGGGCGGATTCGACCCCGCACACAGTGGTGATGGTGCAAGTTTTGTAATTATTGCCCCGCCTGCGTTACCCGGTGAAAAATATCGCTTGCTCGAACGGCATCAATGGCATGGTCTATCTTATGTGTATCAAGCTAATCAAATTCGTGCACTTTATGAAAAATACAATATGACCTACATCGGTATTGATGCGACGGGTGTCGGTTATGGAGTTTATGAATTAGTGAAAGAATTTGCCCGCCGTGCCGCCACGGCGATTATTTACAACCCAGAAAGCAAAACAGGTATGGTATTAAAAGTGCATGATTTAGTTGAGCATGGGCAAATTGAGTGGAGCGAAAAAGAATTGGATATTGTGCCTAGCTTTTTAATGATTAAGCACCAATCAACCAAATCGGGCAATACGATGACGTTCACGGCTGAACGCACTGTAAAAACACAGCACGCCGATGTGTTTTTCGCCATTTGTAATGCCATCAACAAAAAATCTTTAAATGATAAACCGCGCAAACGTCGCGGATGGAGTGTATTAAGTGGAAACTAATGTAAAAAAAGACAGTAAAAAAGGCATTGTGATTGCGCCTATTAATGACCGCACTTTTTCATTAAGTGAGATAACCGCCTCACCCGCGTTAGATTATGTCGGTATTGGCTTTGACGAAAATTACAACTGCTATTTGCCCCCAGTGAATCGTCACGCACTGGCAAAACTACCACACCAAAACGCACAACATGGCGGAATTCTGCATAGTCGAGCCAACATGGTAAGCGCACTCTACGAAGGCGGAAAAGCGTTATCTCGTATGGATATGCGCGCACTTTGCCTAAACTTAATTCAATTTGGAGATGTGGGGCTTTTAAAAGTTCGTAATGGTTTTGGTCAAGTGGTGCGTTTAGTGCCTCTTTCCAGCCTTTATTTACGAGTACGCAAAGACGGCGGCTATTCGTATTTGATGAAAAAATCACTTTATGATACCGCACAAGAAATCTATCGTTATGAAGCTAAAGATATTATTTTTATTAAACTTTACGATCCCATGCAGCAGGTTTATGGATCGCCCGATTATGTAGGCGGTATCCAATCTGCACTATTAAACTCTGATGCTACTGTATTTCGCCGTCGTTATTTTAGTAATGGTGCGCATATGGGCTTTATTTTGTACTCAACGGATCCCGACTTAACCGAAGAAATGGAAGAAGAGATCGCAAGAAAGATCAGCGAATCTAAAGGCGTAGGAAATTTCCGATCTATGTTTGTGAATATTGCGGGCGGTCATCCTGACGGGTTAAAAGTGATTCCGATTGGCGATACCGGCACCAAAGATGAATTTGCCAATATAAAAAACATATCTGCGCAAGACGTTTTAACCGCACACAGATTCCCTGCAGGTTTAAGCGGCATCATCCCAACAAATACTGCAGGATTAGGTGACCCCTTAAAATATCGTGAAGTCTATCACTATGATGAAGTCATGCCACTGCAGGAGATAATAGCTGAAACTATCAACAGTGATCCCGAAATAAAAACTTTGTTAAAAATCAAGTTCCGTGAGCAAAATTTTAGCAAATAAATTTACGTTCAAAGGCTATACAAAATGCCAGTGTTATATATAATAATGATCACATATTAATTTTGTGGCTTTTGGGGAAAATGGCAAGAACAACAGATATTTATTGCACTGTTTGCAATGCAAAATCAGTAATTGAAAGAGCTGAACGCATACACAGTGAATTCACACGTTATTATTGTGCTTGCAAAAATCCCCAGTGCGGTCATCGCTTTGTCATGAATATGGAATTCGGACACACCACACGAAGTAGTAAATTAACGAAAGATAAATTACTTGAACTAGTTTTAGGAAAACTGTCAGATGACGAGAAAGCCAAATTGAGAAAAATATTAGATGATGAAAAAAGCCGCTAGAAATAGCGGCTTTTTTTTTATTTTGTGTTTAATCCCTGTTCTTTCATCGTATGCAACGAAACATAAGACGATTTCAAACTGCCGTAAGGTGCTTTTGGCTCAAATAGCACCAGCATTTGCGGTTTGTTGTTTTGGTCTGTTTCCTCGCCTGTTTCGTTGTTGATAAATGGGATCCGTGAATTAGTGATATAGACAATTTCTTTAGCATTGCGCACGCACATATCAAACCATTTTGTGGAACCGTCCACATTGAGTAACATCACCACCGTTTTGTTATGTAACACGCTTTGTTGGATTGCGCGCAACACAAACGGCAACGGGTTACTATAAGGCGGATTCATCCAACAGTAACGCCCTTGCCAATCTGCTGTTAGCGTGTTTTGTTCTGGGCTGATAAAGTTTTTCACTTTAGTGTTATGTTCCATTGCACACGCATCTAAATCAAATTTGATGTTGAAATATTGTTCTGCATAATGGAAAACCCACCAAGGTGTAGCCCATAAGTCTTTGTCTGATTTTTTGGTGTTGGATTTATTCATATTTATCATCCTATTAATTAGTCCCTTTTACAAACAGTAACCAATGTGTTTTAGCTGATTTACCTGATTTATGCCCAATAACAGGATTACACCCAATAATTTCAATAATCTCCCTAACTGTTATTTGTGTTTCGTTCCATTTAAATACAAGTGTGCCGTAATCATCTAGAACTCGAATACATTCATCAAATCCTTTTTTTAATTGTGTTTTCCAATCTTTATTCAGTTTTCCATATTTTTTTATAAGCCACGAGTTATCTCCGCCTTTAATTAAATGAGGTGGGTCAAAAATCACACATTTGAAAGATTTATCTGGATATGGCATATCCGTAAAATCGTGTATAACATCTGGTTTAATTTCAAGGTGTCTATCTTTACCCTTATCTTTAAATGTAGTTTTTAGCTTGCGATTGTCGGCAAATAAAACATGTGGATTATTTTTGTTGAAATAAAACATTCTAGATCCACAGCAAGCATCTAATATTGGTCTCATTCTTCCCCCTACAAAACACACAAAACAAACATAAACATCCCAATAATCCCACCAATCATTCCACTGGCAAGCCCTAACAAAACGTGGCTTATACGTTCGCGTTTTATATCGTCTTCTAATTGTTTAATCGCGCTGACAAAATAGCGGTTAATGGATTCTCTTGATTCGTTTTGAATCTTTAAACTGCGGTTAGTTTGTTGTAAGTGGATTGATAGCGCCCATACGTCTGCTTTTAATTTTTCTACTTCAAATTGACCGCACTTTTCCGCACACTTTGCTGCTAGAATTCGGCGAAGTTGTTTCTGTTTTCTTTTATTCATTTAGTTTTCTCCTATTGAATACGTTTGCTTTTATGAAAATCTTTGAGTTTTTGAAGGTTTCTCGGCACAGGGGAAAGCGACGTCATCATATTTTGATTCCGTTTCACTAACTGCACATCGTTTTCGGTGAGTGTTAAGGCTGTATATTTATCTATGCTTAGCCGTTTGTACTTGAATAAATAGTCTAATTTTTGTGCGCTAAGTGGTGCGCAGATCGATTGTGTCAGCAATTTGATCTTTTGCTCAATAAATGAGCGGTTACAGTTACTGACACAAGTCCAAGGCGCACTGCGTGCGCTATTGTTAGCGGTTGAGCTACGCTCAACCATAGATTCTGTGCGTTGTGCAAAATCTTGTGGGCGTTTTTTAATTTGCCATTTTTTGGTGCGTGAGATGACTTGTTTAAGACTAAATCGGTTAGCCAGCCCAATAATGGCTTTACGCTGTTCACCATATTTATTCGCTGGCTTGGTTTCATAATCTAGTTTGATTGGTTGATCAGTACGTTTAGCCAGTGCCCCGCCTTGAATATCCATGTAGGCGGCATAATCATTTGCTATACCTGCTGCTGCTTGAGCTTTATCGATAATTTCATCATCTGCTTGACCACTGATTAATCGGCGCAATTCGCGCCAAACAGAAATTGATGCACCACCGTAGAATTGGAATTGACGAATACCCCAACGGCTCGCCCATGCACGAACGCGCAATGCGTTATCGTGTAGGCTTAGTGTTGGGTCTTCGTCTGACACTTCGCCTGCAAGGGCGAAACCATCAATATTTTTCGCAATATATTTGGCAATGTAAGCCGTTGCGCTGCCTTTTGTTTTATCGCATTCTTCCACTTTACAACGGTGTTCTGCTGCGCCTTTTTCATCGCCGTCTAACTCTAGGGCTTTTTGTTTAAATAATCGGATAACTTCTTCTTTATGTTCTGCTGGCACATAAGCTAGCGCATGCCAGTGTGGCGTACCGTCTTTGTGCGGCTCTGCCACTCGCATACCATAAAATTTAATATCACGTTTAGCTAACAAAGCACGGAACTGTTGCCATACTTTGTTTAAATAGTTTTGCGTATCTCGTGGATTAACACCCGACCATTTTTTATTGTTGTTGCCGGCATGAAAAGATGATGGTGCGGTGAGCGTTAAAAATAAGGCTTCATTGTTGTTTTCTTCTGCCCATTCTTCCAATCCACGCAAGCGCACCATCATTTCATTGCGACGTAATGCGGGGTTAGATGATGATTTTAAGAACATATCGAAAAGTTCGACCTGTTCTTCGGGATTGTCGATGTTTTCAATGATCATGGCGCGCAAGTAATCGTGATTCTTGCGTTGTTGGAGTTGCCACTCCTGGAAACTTTGGTTAGAAATATAACTGGCAGCATTGGCGCGCACCTCGCCACAGGCAATGGCGATATGTTCGACCATTCTTCGTTGCGTGGTGCGCATTTTTTTGAACCACCATTTTTCGCAGGTAAGTCTAATTAGTGTGCTTTCAATATGTTCTGACTTGATATTCTTGGCTTGCTCTTTTTTCTCCCAATGAGGGATGGGCAACCCAATAAACATCGCAACTTCGCCACACCATTCATAAAGTTTTAAAAAATAACCTTGAATATCTGATTCATCTTCAGTATTCATGCCATTTTTAAAAAAGTGGGTGCAATCAAATTGGAATTGAGTAAATGCCGTAGAAATTTGATACGCCATCGCTTTCAACTTGCTTTCGGTGATTAAGTAGAAAGGTAATTGTTTTTGCTTTTGTTGGATACCGAATACTTGAAAACGGAATCCGCTGTAATGCAACTCGTTGTAGTGTTTTGCAAGCTCTTCACGTGTTGGCACGGTAGAGAACTGCACGGCTTGTTGCATTTCATTTTTAACAGATAGCAGCCATTGTGGTGTATTAATGAACGCTTGCAAAAAATCTACGTTCACGTTGTACTGTGAAAAGACTTTTTGTAAACGCACATCTAACACATCGCGCAAATAATCATTGGCGTATCGGCGTTGTTTATTTCCGAGGGCAAATGCAATCGACCCATCGTCTTTTACAGAACGATAGGCCTTAATGTAAAGTTTGCGGAAATATTCGCGCTGACGTTGACGAGGCAAGCTTTCAAGTGTCTTTTCGATAAACTCAAAATCAGCAGAGTTAATCGCAAACAGCTCCAACTGTAATGGTGTGTAACAGCTTTCATCAAACTGCAGAAAAGTGCGGTCAAATTTTTGACCATTTTCTGCGGCTTGATGGCGCTCACATGCAACCACTGCCATGTGTGCATGTTTGGCAATGATCGTATTATCGCGTTGCTGTTCCCACATTTTTTTGTATTACCCTTTATTTTATGAATTAATTTCATTCTAAATTCATTTAGATGAATTTAATTAATGACCATAGATAAAAAAAGTGTTTATGCCTGTGCATAAGTCGCTTGGATTTCAGCGATGCGTTTTACTTCTGCGTAGATTTCTTCTAATTTCTTAGCCACTGCAGAAAGAGAAGTAACATCCTCATCCATTAATTCGCAAAGAATGAGTGTATCAACTGCAGCAAACAGATCTTTGCAGATTTTTCCGCCTACTCTTTCGTAGGTGCCATTTTCTTGTAGTTCAATTTTGTAAATAATGTACTTCTCTGTTTCGCTTAACTTAATGCTGTAGCGATTTGATAATTCGATAAAATGTTCTTGCATAATAAAATATCCTTAATGAGCCAGCTCTTCGGCTTTTTTGGTTAAATACCCTACGTTATCTAATGCGATCACCATCTTGTGATAGATGGCACTGGCGGCAACTTCGTTTTGTTGTCTTTTAAATAACTCCCATTTTGTGCGATAAATCCAATATTTGTTTCGCCACTTTTTAGCCGCTTTCAAGCAGTTTTCAGTGCTTGGTTTAGTACTTGATTTATTTTCCATTATTGCCCCCTTGTGACTGGGTCAATATCATAAAAATCAGCAAGGCGAATAGATTGCGGGAAACTTCGGCGTAACTCAGTCAAATCCCTTAATCCTCTCGCTAATTTACTAATACCTTTATCGTTATAATGACAAAGTTTATCGCCGCTCAAATCAGGGCGGATGTAATCTTCTGATGGCTCAATATCAGCGACTGCCTTAAGCATTTCTCGTCTTTGAACAGTTAAATAGTTAAAAGCTCGCTCGACAGGATATTGGCTTAATTCCATTTGATGCATCACATCTTCGCTATTTTTAGCTTGCAGCAATGGCACACCTTGTTCTTTATGCCATTGTTCGATTGCACTGATTTTATCTGTCACATACATTGCCAAGCCCTCACTTTTTTATTTGCTTTTTTTGTTGTATGCTTGCCCTAAAATAAATAAACGGTTACTTAATTTAAGGATTTCACATGGCGAACGATCTGATTGAAAAAACAATTGAAGATATGCAAGCACAGATTTATCAGCAGCATTTACAACTGGCACTTCAAGAACGCGTGATAGGTTGCTTGTTGCGTGGACTTTCTCGCCACCCTGATTTGCTTGATGATGTGGAGAACGAGCTTCACATGCTGATTGATTCAACGTCTCAAATATCGCCCGAATTGCTTGATGTGCTTGTTCCTTTTGTTGAGCGTTTGGCGAAACGGAACTAGATTGTTTAATTACAGCCGAAATTTCTTTGGTTTGTTCAATGGTGATTTCGCCTTTTTCGACTTTTTCATGAACAAAGAATTTAAATGTTGATGTTTTAGTCATTGTCTTCCCCTTCTAACTAAAATCTTTTGGAAACTGACCGCACTTTTTTAGTGCGGTTTTTTTATGAGCGCGCAGCCGCCTCTTTAACTAACGAAATCATGTTAATAAGGACTGAGCCACGTGGAGAGTCTTTTTCAAGCACGGGTAATTTCCCTTCTGCTCTAAGTGCTTTCACTTTGCTTAAAGATAGTCCAGTAAGCTCGGAATATTTCTTCATGGTCACGTAAGGCGCTGACACCTGTACATTCACACATATTGCATTTTGACTGGTCATTGTCTAAACTCCTTGATGTTTAAATAAGGACATATAAGGTTATTGGGTCATTTGACCCTTTAAATATACTCTGGGTCATTTGACCCTGTCAATATAAATTTTTAGGTCAATTTACTAAAATGAAAGAATTTATTGGTGGCAAGGACGTAATATCTCGCATCATGGAAGCATATGGTTTTGCAAATAGAAGATTATTGGCAGAGCATCTCGGAATGCCTCACAGTACCTTTGGCACTTGGGCTAAACGTGGTTTTTTCCCTGCTGAATTGGTGATTCGTTGCGTCTCTGAAACGGGGGCTAGGTTGAACTATGTCGCCTTTGGAGAAGAGCCGATTTTTGATAAATCAGATGACTTGAAATATTTTAATGCGATTCGCCTAGAAAATGGAAAATCTTTCATAATAGAAAATAAACCCTTTCTTTTGCCATATCTACCGAATTTAGACGGCCGTGAAAGTTATGACAAAGTGTTTTGTATTGATGAAGACAATCACACCTATTTTGCGACTAGTGATTACGGCAATTTAGTGGATGGCGAATACTTCGTCATCGTCGAAAACTCTCATCTTATCCGTTATATCACCGTGTTACCTGCAGGGAAAATCCGTGTAGACGGTGGCAAATTCAGTTTTGAATGTGAATTGAGTGATATTGATGTGGTGGGGAAAGTGATTCTTAAAATGGAGAAAATGTGATGAAAAGATTGATTGGATTGACCTTTCTATTATTTTCCTCATCTATCCTTGCCGGCACGATTGAATCTGGTGATTATCAACCGATTAACATTATCGCGGATGATTATTCAATGAACGATAAGCCTGCATTTACTTTTTCTTTTGGAAAGGCTCAAAATGATTTCTTTTCATTTACTGCACAATGTTCCATCTTCAACAAAAAGAGCAGTAAAACATCAACAAAGGGCAAGAGCGTTTATGATATTTCGCTTGAATATCATAATAACGTAACTAAACAATATATGAGCAGCGAATCAAAATTTGATACTTACGTGAATTTAGACGTGTTTATCAAAGATAAAACATTCACGTTTGTTATTGATGGCCAACTCTATGACACATCATCAAATAGTCTTTATACCGTGCGCCCTCAAAGTGTTGTGTTAAATGCAAAAGAAATGCGTGAAATTCGCGATGGGTGTAGAAAACGGTAAATTAAATGTTGAAAAAGTTTTTTAATAATGAATCAAAAGCAACAATAAGAGACTTTCTTTTTTGGCTTTTAGTTTATCCATTTGTGATTGCGTTTGCGGTGGCTTGTGTTGCGTTTATTTTTTCGTTTAGTGTATTTAGGGATGCCAAGATTACGGATTGGATTAGTTCTTTAAGTACATTTATTATAATGCTTTTTACTGCCATCGGGATAAGCTCTTGGAAAAGACAAAAAATACCTGATCTGAAAAGCAAGGTTGCTAGAAATATTATTGATTTTGATACCCATGCAGTGCTACTCCCCTCTAGAAACTTTAAGTCTATTGATGAAATCAAAGAATACAATGCTATTCAGCTAAAAATTTGCTGGGACATAGAGCACGCTTTATCAACTTTATATATGTTTGACAAATCAAACAAATGCGAAATTGATGAAATTTTCATTTTTTTAATAAAAACAATAAACAAGGCAACAGATTTAATAGAAAAACACTCTAGAAATGACGAACTAGGGAGATACAAATTAGTAAATTTAATAAATAATCATTACAAAGAGGTTTTTCCTAAAACAACAAATTTATTTAATTTAGTTGTTGGAAAAAATAACGTAGTTGGTATAAATGGCAGTTCGTAAAGACACTAAAAACGGAAAATGGCTTGCAGAAGTTTATGTAAACGGCAAGCGGTCACGCAAATGGTTTTTAACCAAAGGCGATGCGCTACGTTTTTACAATCAAGCCAAAGAACAAACGACAACTGCGGTTGATTCTGTACAAGTATTGGAATCAAACGATTTGCCCGCGCTAAGTTTTTACGTGCAAGAATGGTTTGATGTGCATGGCAAAACGCTGTCTGATGGTGAGGCACGTTTAGCCAAATTGAAAAACTTATGCGCAAACTTGGGCGACCCGCCCGCGAATGAATTTAATGCAGAAATCTTTGCCGACTACCGCAAACGCCGCCTTGATGGTGACTTTTCTTTAAATAAGAATAAGCCCCCGAAAGAAGCCACTGTAAACCGTGAACACGCTTACTTACGGGCAGTTTTTAATGAATTGAAATCATTACGGAAGTGGACCACTCAAAATCCCCTTGATGGCGTTCGTTTATTTAAAGAGCGCGACACCGAACTTGCTTTTCTGTATGAGCGTGATATTTACCGCCTATTGCTTGAATGTGATAACTCACGCAACCCAGACTTGGGCTTAATTGTTCGAATTTGCTTGGCAACCGGTGCACGTTGGAGTGAAGCGGAAACGCTAACCCAATCACAAGTAATGCCATACAAAATAACGTTCGTGAATACGAAATCAAAGAAAAATAGGACCGTGCCTATCAGCAAAGAATTATTCGACATGCTGCCGAAAAAGCGTGGCAGATTATTCAATGATGCTTATGAATCCTTTGAAAATGCCGTTACTCGTGCAGAAATTGAATTACCGAAAGGACAACTTACCCACGTACTACGCCACACTTTCGCCAGTCATTTTATGATGAATGGTGGGAATATTTTAGTTCTGAAAGAAATTCTAGGCCACTCAACCATTGAAATGACAATGCGTTATGCACACTTTGCCCCATCGCATTTAGAAAGTGCGGTTAAATTCAATCCTCTTTTCAATCCCGCGCAGTAA